CTGGCTGGTGGGCTGGTATCAAGAACCCGAAGACGGGGATCCAAGAGCTCTGCACTACACCGAAGGAGGTCCTTGGTTCAAACGTTATCGACGCTGCGAATATCACAAGATCTGGAAACAGTATCTCAAAGACTGCCTTAATACCAAGCTCAAGGACTGAAGTCATGCATGTGAAAATCTTCATGGCCAGTGCAGGCAACTATCTCGAGCAAGAACTTTTGAAAAGCATGGGCACAGGTATCGAGCTGGTATTTGGTCAGTTGACTGCATCGGTCACTGAATCAGACCATGTCAGTGTTGATCGATGTCGCACCAATTATCCCAGTTTTCATGTTGAATATGTGTGGGATGAACTTTACACCAACTGTGATGTGGCTGTGATATATGGCAGCTGGAAACCCCGAGAAAAATCTCATCATGTGGTTCGTACCAGTGTGGCAACTAGCGCCATGCGGTTTGTAGTGATCGAAACCGCACTGTTGAATCGCCGTACCGACAAAGAAAATTCTCATTGGCGTGTGGGTGTGAATGGATACTTGTCCAGAGATGCAAGATGGGCTGTTCTTGCCAAGGACGAAGCCGAAGATCGATTGAAGAGCATGGGCATAGAAAGTTGGCAAGGCTGGAAAAACGATGCCAAAGGTCATATCCTGTTGGGACTGCAGATCCCGGGAGATGCCAGTCTGCGAGGCATCGACATCTATGAATGGGCCTATGATGTGATTCAAGACATGAGATCTGTGACTGATCGCAAAATCACAGTCAGGAATCATCCATTGGTCAGTGACAAGGCCATAGATGGTTTTTATCGCCTGGTTGGTAGAATCACATTGGCCGGTTTTAAAAACATAGAATACAGCCATGGTGCTGTCAAGAGCATAGACAAAGATCTGAAAAACGCCTGGTGTTCGGTGGTCTACAGCAGTGGTATGGCAGTCGACAGTGTGCTTGCTGGTGTGCCTGTGATCTGTGGAGATTCAGGCAACTTTGCATGGCCCATCAGCAGTAGATCAGTGAAACAAGTGGAAAATGTGCGTTTAGCCAAAAAAGAAACAGTGGACACATGGTTGCGTGAACTCAGCACTTGCCAATGGAGTCGCACAGAGATGGAGTCAGGTACCTGCTTTTCAAGCCTAGTTCCTGTGCTGGAAAGGATCTAACATGCAGGTGATTGCTTACCAAGACTGCGTGCCACCACGCAACAAAAATCCACAAAAGAGTCAAATTCTTCCAACTGTGATCACAGGTGTTCGAACAGCCGGAGATCAAGCAGATCTGGTGCATGGTTCACAACTTCATCGCTGTGATGTTGCAGTTATCCAGGGATGGGTACATGAACGCAGCAGCAAAAGCCGGCATCTGGAGTTGAGACGCAACATAATCCAATATCAGAAAGCCAACGGTAATCGCACTCTGATAGCTGACAGCAATCTATTTTTGTACATGGACCCACGCAATCCTCACAATTATCTCCGCTACAGTTTTGACGATGTGTTTCCCAACGATGGCGAATATTTTGACAGCAGAGTGGATCCTTGCCGCTGGCAAGATATCGCCAGAGATCATGGAATAATCCTAAAACCCTGGCGAAAAAAAGGATCACACATATTGATCTGTTGCCAACGCAACGGTGGATGGAGCATGGGCAAGACCAGTGTTGTCACTTGGTTGGCCAAGGTCATAATCAAGATAAGGCAGCATTCAGATCGACCCATCGTGGTGCGTCCACATCCCGGTGACAAGGATGCTCCCAGTTATATCGGCGAATTCCATCAAGCCGGCGAGCTTGCCAACGTGGGTATCAGCGCAGCAGGCAGCAGTCTAGTAGATGATTTGAAGCACTGTTGGGCAGTGGTGAACCATAATTCAAGTCCGGCTGTGGGTGCAGCCATAGAAGGCGTACCGGTTTTTGTCACTGATCCGGTAAGAAGTCAATGCAGAGAAATAGCAGCCACAGATCTGGCATTGATCGAAGCCCCGATCATGCCAGATCGCCAGCAATGGTTGTACAAAATAGCTATGAGTCATTGGAGTTTTGCAGATTGGGAAACGGGCCGAGCATGGGCTCATATACGCCAGTTCGTCTAACAGTGGCCAGGTGTGTGGCCCACCGTCTACGTTCGGCCACACATGCAGCATTTTTCCATCCACGTTTGTCATAGCGGCGTTGCTGATAGGTTTCGTCGTTGTTGTTGCCTGTTTCAGAAAATCTATCATGCATGACCTGAACCGGAATAGTGAGCTTGGCAGCGGCATGCTTGCAGATATCTTGTATCCAAGAGTCCGAGCTGGCATGCATGCTGACCACGGGAAAAATATCCAACCATGTCCTGGGTATCAGCGGAAAAATAGTGTGCTTGGCCACATTGGTACAAGGCATGTGCAATACTCCTAGATGATCTCGATGCTTTCTGACTGCATCATCCCAGCCGGGTGTGAGCATGACTGCATCGTCGTTCCAAAAAAGAATCCATTCACCGAGACTGGCATGTGCCAAAAGATTTATGTAGTTGTTGAGATGGTAGTACCCCCAATTGGGACAGCGATGCACTTGTGCTGGTGCTGACCATCGTGCCAGATAATCTTGCCATTGTTGACTTTGAAAATAAACATCACTTTCGTTGTCGTCCTCGTCATAGGCGATGAGGATTTCTATTGAGCCTGGCACAGCGGAGTTGTCTAACAGAGTTGCAAGACTGGTTTGAACTAGTTGTGTGCGTTTGCGTGTGGGCAACAGTACACTGATAAAAGGCGTCATCACATATTTAGTCTATAAATATTTCCGATATGAAGGCCTTTGTGATCAGTCTCAGCATGATACCTGCCAGCGCAGAAACCAGTGTCAGAGTGCTGGAAAAACTACTATCTTACGATCTAGATGCTGTGCTCAGCGAAGGTGTATATGGTGTAGATGCGCCCGACATCATAGAAAAAGAAAATCGTGTGGTCTATCCCTACGGACTCAAAGGATGCCTCATCGACGAACGCGGAAAAAGATTGGCTGGTAGACTCGGGGTCATGGGTTGTTTTCTAAGCCATTATACCTTATGGAAACACTGCCAAAATCTCAATGAATCCATCCTGATCTTCGAAGACGATGTGATTTTCACCCAAGGCTGGCGGCCAGTTGAATGGAAGCATGTTCTGCTGATAGCCACTGGAAAAAGTGTATATCAACAACCATGGTACGCAAGGAAGCTGTTACCCCATGACGGACAACCACAAGCCATTGCTTTTCCTGGACATACCATGCCCGGAGCAGTGGGTTATGGATTGACTCCCCAAGGCGCAGAAATTCTGGTCAATCACTACAAGAATTATTATCTTCCTGCTGACAATGCATTGAGCAGTCGAGTAGTCAACTTAGAATGCCACACCCATCTCATGGGTCGAGCTGCAGTGGGCGAAGCCGACCAAAAAAAGAGTTTGACCAAAACACAGATGTGGGCTAGGATGCGCGAAGAGATCGCCAATAGGCCTCTGGACGATCAGTCTTGATGTCTTTGGCCAGACTCATTCCTGTGTTTTTTCTTTTGCCTTTGAGATGATCAAGGTATGCTCCCCAGCCACTGTTGATCAAAGGATGGCCTTCGCCCGTGACCAATCCACGACTCCAATCCAGCTGTTTCCACGCTGGATTGGCTGCACCGACCAATCTACGTAGTTGATCAAAAACAAAACTGTCATGCCATTCCTCCATGGCAAAAATTCCAAATTCGGGTTCGTCGTAGGCATTCTGGAAAAGTGTGACAAAGTGCTGTGTTATACGATCTCTCATGTCTAGCGCGTACAGTCCACATTCGGTGTACTTGCCTTGTCGACCTAAAAATGCTAGCGCGAAATCGTCGGGTATCATCTCACACAGAGTCGGGTGATCTATGGGGCTATGACACACCATGTCAGCATCCATCCATAGCACAGTTTTGTCAAGATTGTGTCTGGCATGATCGCACACAGCATAGACCTTGTGACAAAATCTCACAGCATCCCATTTGAATCCTATGCCCGGTTGTTTGCCTTTGCTGTCAGCCGGGCCGGTTGCTAGTCTACCCGAAGCTCGAGCATCACTCTGCCATTTTTGTTTGAATGCAACGGCGGCCGGCAAGCTCTGGTTGAAATCCAACACGGTGAGATTGCTTGCTGTTTGTACGACCGGGCAATCTTCGGCATACACCGTGAGCGACACATTTTTGGGCCAGTTTACCAAAAATGTGTCAATCATCTTGCTGCCGTAGAGTTTGTAGCCCGATGCATTGAATGTGGTAACTACTGAAAATTGACGATCCATGACGAAAGATATTTAGTGACTACCTTGAGCTTGTACACGAGATCTGGAGCCCTAAACAGTGCTCCGTTGTTCCAGGCCTTTGAGCGTGGCGCTCGACATGCTGGTCACCGGGTAGTACATGACGCAGAAGCAGATATAGCGGTTATCTGGAGCCATCTTTGGGCAGGCCGGATGTCGGCCAACCAGCAGATATGGCACCACTACCGGCGCACTGGTCGTTCGGTCATGGCCATAGAAGTTGGACTCAAACGGTCATTGACTTGGCGGATACTGGTCAACGGCAAAGATATTGCGTTGCCGCCAATGACCAATCGATCTGTTCGCATAGGATTAGATCTCAAACCCTGGAATCATCAAGGACAGCACGTGGTGATTGCCTTACAACGCCATGAAAGTCTGCAATGGCAGAACATGCCTGCCATTGAGGTTTGGTGCCGTCAGCAAGTGGATCAACTAAGACAACACACAGATCGACCCATCATAGTGAGACCTCATCCCAGAGGTCCCAACATAGCTCATGTACCTGGTGCACAGGTCATGCAGGCGCAGCATGTGTCAGGTACCTACGATGAATTTGATTTTGTGTCATGTCTTGCCGATTCCTGGGCAGTGATCAATCACAACAGCAATCCCGGAGTTGAAGCAATTCTCAACGGTGTTCCGGCTTTTGTCCACAAAGATAGCCGGGCGGCGGCTGTGGCCAATTTTGATCTAGCCAATATTGAGCAGCCGCTGCGACCTGACAGGAATCAATGGTTCAACGAACTTTGTCACAAAGAATGGTTGCAGGCAGACCTAGAATCAATGATCGGACATGCCATAGAGCATGCGATCCAACCACGGTAAAAGTAGATCCTGCTGCCTTAGGAAGCCCCATCGTTTTATGCTGTCAACTGCACTCACAGGCAGCAGTTGTCGATCCACAAGATCGTACCAACGAGTGGTCTGCGGGTCCAACGGTGCGTGCTGACTTTTATAGACCACAGCATGTATCCAAGGATCTTGCACTTTCTTCAAGAAAAAACCTGAAGAACAATCAAAGCCCGACACGGCCAAAGCATGCATGACACTGACCATGGTCCAATGGAAGTAGACTCCGTCTCTTTGTTCAAACTTCTGCCGATTATATTCAAGATTGGTGGTTTGCGGCAAAACCAATACCAACATACCTCCGTCACTGATGGCGTGATACCAGTGTCGTAGGGTCTGCAATGGATTCACGGCATACTGGAAACTGTCGTGGCAATAAACCACATCAAATTTCTTGCGCGGCCCTGTCACGATTTCTTGTTCGAAATCCTGATGGATGTAGCTGATATTGGGCAGAGAGCCTATGCGGCGGTTGTGCTCATTTCGATCTATGCCGTAGCATCTTATGTTCAACGGCTTAGGTGTATCATCTCGTGTGGTCCTGGTGGCCCACCATTCAAGATCGTAGCCGTTGCCATAGCCCATGTCGGCCATGATTCCAATGCTTTGCATGAAATCATCATATTCATACAAGGCAGTGAGAGTTTCAAGGCTGTGCGCATGACTAGCAGCACCGTCGGCAAACCAGTCTGGCATCATATCTGTACGTCCTCCATGCCGGCAGTTCTCAAGCGCACGATGTGCCCACTCATCCAGCTCTTGGAATCTAGACCTTTCATGATGCCCAACCAACGATTGCGCAGATAGGCCACCTCGTTGATGATAGTTTCAAAGTCAATGACTTCATCTTCACCGTCCACGTATTTCTCTGCATCACGTGCTGTGAGCGCACGGGCATAGTTTTCTAGATATTTTTGGAAATGTCGACGTCGTATCTTTCTCAGTTGGATATTGAGATAGTTGAGCACAGCTTCGATCTCTTGCAGCTGATTGAATCTGTGTTCGGTGACGCCAGGCAAGTCACGTATGTTTCGTTCCACAAGGCCGCCCAAGCGCACTTCAGCCTTGGCGGCCGCCAGTTCTTGCTCGTACCAAGCAATAAAGTCCGGGATAGCACCTAGGTCAGCAGTGATTCGTGAATACCACATCAGTATTTCAATCCATTGATCAAAGATTTCAGTTCAGATAGAAGCTTGGGCATTTGTTTTCTTTTTTCTTCGTCGATCCGCCAAGTTGGTGCCTGTTGTGAAGACAAATAATGCTGCCAAAAGGTGCCTTGATAGCTGATTTTCAATGATGCATCATTGATAAAAAATCCAGGCGCTGGTGTGCGCTGGCATCCGTGTTCGATATACTCAAGTTGGTGATAAAAATAATTGGCATCTTGAAAAACATCAACGGTATCCATTTCTAGACCAGTGATCAATATTTTTTTATCTTGGATTATATTTCCAAGGTCATCAACCACAGTGTCTCCGGCATCCTTGTTGGTCATTCCTATTTCAAGCACAGAAGTACTGTCAAAATCATTGGGAATATCTAGCAAGACGGTACTAGATCCTTGATCCATGTTGGATCGATAAAGATCTTTGCCATTGAGTTTGATAAACAAGCAGGGTGCACCACGACAATGCGAAGCATCCACCGTGAGCTTCAATGATGTACTGGGAAACATCACTTTCAATGAATCCATCAGATGCATGTGATGGGTTTGCATAAAATCCAGTGTTTGCTTGCAGGTGACATGATTGCTGGGATCTGCAACTGACTGATCAAAAAATCCCTCCCACGCAGAGCCGGAGTCTTTGATACGATGCAAAAGATTTTGGAGAATATGCCAATGTTCGGTTTTGAAAAAATTCAAAAAATCATACAGCTCCATGAGGATAAGCCATCTTGCTAGGCGTATCTTGATTGTAGATTTAGGATTTTTTTCTGTGTACCATAGCATTGTGAAATTGTCGTCGGCTCGGACCAACTGATTTAGATTGCTGTGATCAACTGCTGGAGTGTTGTCTAATGCTGCGTATATCGAAGTGACAAAAGCGTTGATGGTGCCGTTGGCGATGTATCGACCTTGAGCCAATAAGAAATCATAGAGCTTGACAAAATCATCAAACTCTTCTGACCAATGACCAACGATGATATTTAATATTGCCTTGATTCCGGTGCGATCAAATTGATCCAAATCAAATTGCAATCCTTCTACAACAGTTTTTTTATCCATGGCTGCCAGTACTCGATTGCTAGCATGCTCGGCACCAACCGTGACCGAATTACATCCAGATCGCGCCATGAGATCATAAAAAGGCTGTTTGATAGCAGCAGGTGGACGACATATCCAATTCCCGGACCAGGTGATTCGTTTAGCCGACTCATTCGTGGCATTGTGTTCGGCCAATTTTTCGCAGAATTCTGTCAGAGATTTCATGTTTCCATTGGCGATGGAATCTGCTAAAGCGAATTCGGAGATATCATATTTATCAGCAAGATGGATCACTTCTTGTGCCAATCTGCTTCCGCTCTTGCTTTGGAATTTTTTCATCTGTGCAGCTACATCACAGAAATCGCAAGATCTCACACACCCTTTGCTGCTGATCACAGGTAATTGTTTGACTCCGCCCAGACCTTGATACTTGTCCAGCTGCAGGCCGTCAAAATTGCTGAAAGGGTAGTCCAGGGATGTTTTTTGTGCCACATGGTGTGTGAGATTGTAGGCTGAATAGGTGCCGTCCAATAAGTCAATGATCATATCCTCGCCGTCACCGAGAATCAGATAATCGGCCAAGTCTCTTTTTTTGATCACATCAGAAAAGTTAGATAACTTTTCAACAGGAGTCAACGAATCAGTGATAGAAAGATTGGGATGAGTCGTTAGTCCACGCCCACCCAACACGATGGGTGTTTGAGTTATCGGACGTAGTTTGTTCAAGATATCGTAGGTAGCCCGGTGGGTGTATACACTGAAAACACTGAACGCTAAAAATCTTGTTTGTTGCTGTTGTATTTTTTCGATCACATGTGCATAAAATCTATCAATCTCCGGTTGATATTCAAAATTTGGGCTAGGCACAGTGAAATAATTGACCAACTTGTTGTAAAGCTGTGGATCATTGTTGCAAATCGTCCACTGCAAATCAATGTTGCTGTCGTAGAGTTGCATGGAGTATCCTTGGCTCTCGACTATGCCTTTGAGGACTCCTGGTGCACACGGTGGGATCATATTATCCCACCATGGCAGGGTCACGAAAAAAATGTCACTTTTTATAAGACACTCTCAGCATGCTAGTACTGGTCATCGTCGTCAAAATCTTCGTTTTCTTCGGTGTCAATGTCATCGATATATGCTGACAGGATTCGTTTGATGTCAGTGTCTTTTGTAAAGGCATCGCGGATTTCGGTGATTTCAAATCCGTTGTCAATCATGACATTGACAACGGTTTCTGCGGCATCGCTGCGATCCACTGTTGGAATATGACGTTTGAGTTCGCTCCAGATTTCATGGGCTAAATCTAGTGCCATCGATTATTCTCCTTGTTCGGTTGGGCCGGAAGTACTTATTTCTACGCGCTGATTTTGAAAATCAGCCATGACACGATCAAGACATCCATCCTCGTTGGATTCCCAGGCCCGTCGGAACTGTTTGATGATCTCGCCATCTGAGGCAGTGAAAGCCAGGCGATTACCATCTTTTTTAAGCAGGCCTTTTTTCTCAGCCAGGTCTACCATGCCGGAATAGGGACTCATACCGGTTGAGTAAGGTATCTTGACCTGCACACCCTCGAACGGTTTGGCATAGCGAGTCTTCATGACCTTGCAGGCCGAACGGATGCCCATGACATCAGAAATCTTGTTGCCGTCTTCGTCTTCTTTGAGCTTGAGCTTTTTCATGGCCACCACTATCGATGATGCATAAATGAATCCTTGGCCTCCGGAAATCTTGTCATCGGGATCGAACATGTCTTGACTGGCATAGGTATGATTGGTACACACCATGCCCACACCGTAGGCACCAAACATGTTCACACAGTTGCGTACCAAGGCTGTGAGGCTCTTGGCCTTGCGACCAAGATCACCTTTCATGTCGCCGGCTTCAAACTGATTCACATCCGTGGGCGTGAGCAGCATGCCCACAGAGTCAATCACGAACAAGACCTTGGGACGCTCCCCATCTGGTAAAGCCTTGTAGTCGGCCATGAAGGTGGAGATAGTCTTGGCCACATCATCTACCATGGCCATGCTCAGTTTCAACAGTTTGCCTTCGCTGGTGTCCACCCCTAGGGCATGCAGCCAAGTTTCATCCAGAGCATTCTCTGTGTCTACCAGCACCACGAAGATACCTTGTTCCTGAGCATGTCGAACAACATTACCGGAACAGATATAGCTCTTACCTGCACCACTTTCACCGGCAAACACCGTGACCTTGCCCAGGGGAATACCTCGATTGAAATCGCCGCTTATGAGATAGTTCAGGGCATAGTTGCCTGTGGAGATCCAGTCTGTGGGATCATTGAATCCAATTGATAGTCCATCAATTGATTTGGTTATTTCTTTACGGAATTTTGAAACATCAAACGGTTTGGTCATGATTTTATCCTTAGGTCAAAAATAATTTTGCTGCATTCTGTTGTTTAGCATTATTATACAGCATTTTTCTAAAACGTGTAAGATTTTTTTCTAGATCGACTACATTAGCTATGGGAATCTGTGTGGTTATGAGAGGTACTTGTTGGGTCTTGGCCCAATCTACAAATTCTGGACTCCAGGTGATGGTTCTCGGTCTATCCAAATTGAGCTGAAAAGACCATTGTAGTTTTTCATAGTTGTAATGATCGGTGAATTCAAGTGTGGTGTCCCAAAACTGCCATTTGTTGTAATACTGGCGTCCCACGTAGGTATATCCAAAAGAAAAATTTACTCTATCACAACTGCTTATCATGTTGTTGACAAAAGGATTGTGAAATCCTTGTCCGGCCCATTTGTTTTTGGCCGAGTATTCAATATCTGTGGCAAAAATATTTTCCAATCTATGCACAGTCATGTTGACCTCTTCGTAGGCAAAAATATATCCCAATTTTTGCATGGCTTCAGCCAGGTGTATATTTCTGATGTCATCGGAGTAGATCTCATGCAACCTCCACCCTAGAGCACTTTTACGCGAGTCTTGTGCAAAACGCAACGCATCGATATTGACGATCGTGTGCTGTGATTCCGACCAGAGAGCGTGCTGCCTGTTTAAAAATCTTTGATCAAGATAATCTTCAAGATTATCATTCTGTGGAAAATTGATGTCATTCAATAACCATAATACTTCGTTGGTTTTTGAGAGAGCACAATGCAACTCGGTGATGCGTGAACTGATATTTTGAGCCAGCGTATTGGTGTTGCAAAACTGGTTACATAAATCGTTGTTGGCTTTCTTAATAAACCATTCAATGAGTTCATGATTATAAATGACTTCAAACAGCAGCTGATCGCCGGTGTTATCAAAAACCAGGGCAAATTTCATAACGAGTCGGGGCGCTCTGAGAGCGCCCCGTGATTGGTCACTGTTTGTTTTGACGAGCTCGGATCATGGCCAGGATGTCCTGGGCATTTTTATTTGATCCTGCTGTGGGTGCTGTGACCGGTCCAGCTGCTTCGGCTGGCTCGTCCTCGTCAAACGAGCTGATTGTTGGCTTGGCAGCTGCCTTGACCTCATGCACATCGCCGTGGCCGTCCACTGTGTGTTTGGCAACCGGAGTGTCCGATTCGGCACCGCTGGGTGCTGCCACACCAGCCGGCCGGAAGTACTGCCCCCAGCGTTCGGTGTCATAGGCCTGCCCATCTACGCTAGCTTCAAACAACTCTTTGATCACTCTCAGTTCCACATCTGTGGGGCGTTTGGGCAGAAAATCATTGAGATTGAACAGACCAAACTGTTCAATGGCTGCCTGTTCCAGATCGGTCAACCCTGATTCTTTTCTAGCCCACTTGCTGGTGTTGTAATCCGCATATCCTCCCTTGCTGGATTTACTGATACGAAAATCTAGACCACGTTCGTAATCAGTGGGTAATTCTTCCAGTTCGGGATCCATCAAGGCCGATTTGATGATGGTAAAGATCTGTGGTCCGATGATGAACCTTCGGATGGGATTTTCTGGCGACCTGTCTTCGGTGAGTGGATTCTCGCGCACAAAACCTTGCATGATGTAGCTGCGTTTCTTCCAGTATTTGCGTCCCATGTCTTCTAGACTCTTGTCTTTGAACCAAGTCCTGACTTCAGCCAAGATCGGACATGCATCACCCCACATTTCTACACAAGGTACTTGTATCATCACTTGTTTAGAGTCTGCTTCGCCTTTGATGCCAGCGAAGGGCAAGCGGATCATTGCTCGTTCCACCCAGAAAAAAGTGTTTTTTGTATCACTGTCAGGCAGGAAACGCAGCGTGGCTGAGTGTCCTTCGTCCATGTTCCAGTGAGGGTAAATCGCGTTGTCGCCGCCCTGTGACTGACCGGGACCTTTTGACTCTGCGGCTTGGAGTCGTGCCCGTATTTCTGCTAAAGATGCCATAATTTGTTTCCTTTCGTTGCCTATTTTAGCCTATGTGTATGCCTAACGCATACCTTGTTAGTATGCGCGAGATATTTAGTATTGTCAATGCTTTTTCAAATATATCTTGCCAAAGGCAATTTTTGCCAGACATCCATGTCAACTGATACGCCCTGAGCATGCCACCACTCTATATCATGCTGCTTGTCTGCGTCCCACCCCATGCGGATCATGTGTCTGAGATTCTGGAAATCTTCCGGTTCATGTCGTATCTGGCTACGATAGCAATCTATCAGCTCCCACTCAGTGGGCCGATAATAGGGCATTCGCATGTTTTGATTGTGTATCTCCCAGATCTCCGCTCCGTGTATGCCATGAACATGGTTTCGCAGATCTTGTAGCACATCGCTGCTCATGTGTCTCACCGGCGGCGCTGATGAAGTGATCAAGCGTGCCTGTGCATCCAAAAATCCTGGCCAATCCGGTAAAGACAACATCTCAGAAACATAGTGACGAAATGCACAGGAAAGATCTGTGCAAGGTACAGGATGTGCAGATATCACATGATCAGGCCAACGGTCAAGCAACACACAATCGCCATCAGAATAGAACCATTCGTGGCAATCCAATAGTTGATCCATATAGAGCTTGATGGTCTGCTGTCGTACCCATGGATGTGTGAGATAGCGCATGAAAGGCAGTTGGCTAGCCAACAGGATATCGGCACCGTGTTGTTTGTAAAAATTCCCGGCATCCTTGATGTAGCCAGGCCAACAGAGATTGCTGGTGTCGTCCAAGATCACCACCAATGACCCAATTTCAGGGTGGAATTTTTTTATACTGGCAAGGGTTAGTGAGGTATGTAAAAAATGTGCAGGATAAGTCAGTACCGCAGCAACGGTTACCACATCAGCTGCTCATGTTAGAAGCACGTGTCATCATAACACCGTCCACATCAAGATCCTCGGTGGCTGTGTCCTGGATGCGGTCGGACAATGATTTGATGTTGTATCCCAATTTTTCAAGCCGATCGAGAATCAATGGACGAGCATCGGCATCTGGATCTACTTTGGCCAGATCTTCGAGACTGTCAAACAGTTCATCATCCCCTACCAGATCATACAGCAGTTCAGTGGCATTTAGAGCATCTGGTCCCACAGGCAACGGATCTGCCATCAGTGATTTGAGTTCGTCAAATCGCTGGCTGGAATCAGGCAAGCTCCATGTGCCTTCAATGACTTGGCTAGTCCAAGAGTCAAATTCTGACACTTCAGGCATGATCGTAGATTTCAGTTTTTCTAGCAACGGCAAGGCCTGCTCGATCCTCTCATCCACCTGCCGATCGACAAACATCTCACGAATGCGATCTAGATCGACATCATGGCTGTCCGTGCGCATGGGATCAAAAGACTCGAAATTCAGGCGATATCCCCGACGACCTATCATTTCTCGAGCTTTGGATCGTAGATTACGATAATGTGTCCTGGCAGCTTCGGCCAATGATTGAGCCTCGTTTTCATATTCGCGACCATTGGTGGCACGGATAAACTTGCTCAGAGTGTTCATTTCAATGACCAGTTGATTGATATGCTGACCAAAAGCATCATAGGGCGTGCCTCCTTCGCTGACATGTCGTCCCAGCATTTTGGCATGCATGAGACTGCGACTGGGCACCAAGAAACGCTCGCCCTGCGCGGTTTCGATGTAGATCTTGTCAATGGCACGATGTCTAGGCTGGCCTTCTGCGATATCGCGATCATGCTGGATCACGATCCTGGCACCGTTTGGCTGATCAGCATAACTGGTGCGTTTGCGGCCATAAAAACTTTCAAACAGACCTTCTTTGATAGTGCTCATGTTTTTCATGGTATACTTGAGCCTGCTGAGATTCGCGATATTGAAATTTACAAGGTTTCTAGCAGCTATCTGTTTGAGCTGTGCCAACATGTCATACCATTGGCCGCGATCTTGGCTTTCCATGGATCTACCCAGATTGTCTCCGTAGTATATTTCCAATTTGTTTTCGTCAAGGAAGGCCAATACCACTGTGCCGTAGTCCCTGTTGTCGACTTTGTAGTCAAAACTTATAAGGTCGGCCTGCTGGGTATCTTGTGTGGGCTGACCTTTGGCATCCAATGTTTCAGGATCTAGGTTTTTCGTGACAAGAAAGTCAAAAATCTGTGAGCGTACTGTATATTCCATGATGTATTATTTAGCTACATGGTCATTACAAAGGGCAAAGGCTCAATGATGGTATCCTGATGATCACGCATCTGTATGTCCAGTTCGTTGTGATAGCTCTGCAAGGTCTGCATCATGCGTATGACCAACAAGGTAGACATCACCAAATCGTCGGTCTCGCCGGTCTTGGCAGCATAGCCTGCGCCCGAAGCCACAAAGTTTTTGAGCTCACTCACTAGATTGGCGCTGTACAACCGCATGCGACCACTTTCAACCAGGTGTTTGAGCTTGGCACAAGCTGCCAGCTTGGGCTTGTTGGTTGTATTGAAGCCTTTGCGGAATCTCCCACGCTGGTTGCTATGGCTTTCACTGAGAAAATAGCCTGGGATATTTTCTTCACCGTATTCGGCTATAGATATCAAAGCTGCTTCACCAATGCTGTTGTTTTCTACACTGTAGTAGATGCTTTGCGCATCCTGTACCACATCATGCAATTCCTTGATGATGTCTCTCAGCACACGCACCTGAGTGGGTATGTCACTGCGATTGTGCCGCCACTCAGCCACTTGCTGGGTGGTGTTGGCTTCAAAAACCTGTATGGCAGCAGGATCACCGCCGGTGCCCAGACTGGGATCCATGCCTACCACATAGATGCGGCCGCGTTCGGGTCGTTTATACCATCTGACTTCTCCGGTCTTGAACAAAGGATCTACTGCCACAAGATCTAGGAGTTTGGCAGGGGCAATCAAAGTTTCATCAGCAATGACGAATTCGCAATTCATCTCTCGCCTGAAACGATCCATGCCCAGTGCTGCTTGTTGTTGTCGAGCCCAGGTCTCGTCACGATCGGGATGTTCGTTCCAGAATGATCGATAAGCACGGAAACCATTCATGCCAACCTGAGTGGGATTGCCGTATTCATCTTCCATCTTGTTGGCCCCTTTCCATAAGAGAGCAAACTGATCTTCGTCGCTGTTGGGGGTTGATGTGATAATGGCCTTACCACCAGTGGCCAAGGTGGGCGATATCGAGGTCCAAAACTCAGTGGCTATGGTAGGGCGCACAAAGGCAAATTCGTCTGCGTACAACAATGATATACTCATACCTCGGCCAGTGTTTTCCGTGGTGGTCTGGCTCACGATGCGGCTACCGTTATCAAATTCTAGACTGCCTTTGTTGTAACTCGTGACACCGGCTCTGATATGATCCGGACAATTTTCATAGGCATACCTCACACGTTGCATGATTTCTTGTGCACCCAGGTATTTGTGTGCTGCCACCAAGATAGTAGAGTCAGGAATGAACATAGCATACCACAACAGATACCCAGCAGCCGATGTTGATTTGCCGGTCTGGCGTGGCATCATGCTGATGGAAAAACGATAATTGTGATATGTCGCGATCAGTCTGCGTTGATACTCAAAAGGATGATACTGCATACGACCTTTGACTGGATGCTGGATATAAAAGAAATTTTCCATGAAATACATGGCACCAGTGCTGGCATCGGCACAGGCCGCGAATTCTTGTATCTGCTGATCTGTGAACACACTCTTGACATGTGGCGACCGAACCAGATTTATGTCATCGGCCATCTGGGACCTCCAGCTGTCTAGCAAAGGCCGCTGCCATATCTGCCTGATATTGCTTGCCTGGATGCATGAGATCTCTGGCCAGGTCATTGGGATTTGACTCCAGTGCCCGAGTGGCCATTCCTGCAGCATCAACAAAAACTACTCTGCTGCCTGATTCGGCACACAACTGCTGTATGGCCCTTCGAGCCCGGTCTAGATGCAATTCATGATTGATGCTGTTGCACATCCATTTTTTCCATATGCCATCTGTGATTGGTTCAAATGTCAGACACATGCGCGTGGTGTCAAACGCAGGCGGTGTCCAACGCTGGCTATTGATTGCATCTTGATCAAGTTCGCAGATTTCCCAACGCTGTCCATAGGTTTCGGCCACTGCCACTGTGTGCGGGCGCAGTTCAGGAATCCAAAATCGTGCCACACGAAACATACCGTCAGGGCTACAACCATCCATGCCCAGATTTACATAGTTGACACCAAGTTGCTGGGCCAAGATATCGGGCCAGATCAGATGCTGGGGCAGGCCATGACCAAAGGTCAGACTGCAGCCAAGGCATAACATATCTGTGTGCTCTGGAATATCAGGCGCACGGAATCCAAACCGGTTCCACTCATAGATCACCGAATCTTCGCTGTCCCATCCCAGAGATGCCAGCTGTTTGCTACGTACAGGATCGGCCATGTGTGACAAATAATTGGCTTGTTCGTGGGCGCCTGCCCAACAACGATAGGGCGGTGGGATCCATGGATAGGACCTGGCATAGGCCTGCCAGTTATCTTCTCGTTTCACAACACTGCTCCCAGCTCGGGCCACAGTCTTGCAAAATAGTGTTTTTGATCTGGATGATACACCTGTTCGATGATGCCAATGTGTTCTTGCAGCAGTTTACCATAGTCTTTGTGTTGGTCACTGTCTTGGTTTAGATTATTGGCCGCGTTTGAAAAAAAATCTCGCTCCACAGGCGTGATATAGTCCAGATCCAGCATGCGTTGACATTCATGGATGGCCAGATCTCTGAGAGATCGGCTGTGCCGCAAGGGATCCAGCATTTCGGGCTGGAAAAGATTTTGCCAAACCACTGTCAACCCCCGATCTTGGATCCATTCTCTAAACTCTACCAACCGTGTACAATTATAGATATTGTACACTGCATGTACTCCGCCCCAATGCTCGTGGTCACGCATCAATGACTGGATCAGATCAATGTTGTGACACAATTTATCCCAGGTAGCCCCGTGCCGTACATATTCAAATCTTTGTCCTATGTTGTCAAAACTCATCGACCATCCTACTCGTTTGCGATCACGCAATTTTTGGAATATCTTGTTGTTTTCAAAATTTACAGTGGTATTGGTTATCAATGTAACGATACAGTCGGTGGGTATCACATCCAACAATCTTTCGTTTTCAGGTAACAACAACGGCTCGCCACCGACCATGGCCACCTCTCTGATGTCTGTGGCATGCTGTGCTAAAAAATCACAAACCTGTTGATAATAAGGCCTGACACTGTTTTTCACCGGAGTTGACGATTTGATGCTCTGCCATTTGCTGCTGCAATATTCTCCGCAATAGTTGCAGCTGAGATTGCAAGTGGTATTCCATCTTATGTCAATGATGGTTGGATCAAAATAATCCAACGCAGCATGGGTCACATCAAAATCAGCATTGACATCGTTGTGCCAGTGTCTTTCACTGCGACCAAACGTTTCTGCCTTGATACAATTGCTGCAATACTCAGCATGCAATTGACCCGAGCTGATAGTCTTGCGTATGTCACGAAGCATTGGCCCGTGAACTATGTCAACAATAGATTGGGTGTTTAGATTTCCCAGCATGTTGGGATCTCCTGCACAACAGGTCTTGACATCGCCGCGGAAATTGATGTGCAGGCCGCGCCAGGGAGCTGCACAGTGTTTGAATTCCATTGGATTATTTAACCGGTTTTTCGCCGGTGAGGTAAGGAAGGCTGAACCAGAGCTGGAACCATTCAGGGGTGCCAGGTTGGATGTGGAGTTCGCGTTCTAAGCGACGTTTTTCTGACCCAGTGACACTGATGTTGCTGTCCTGCAGAGCAGGCAAGCTAGATTCTGTAGGTATACCGGCCAGATGGCACAATTCTTTCAGTTTCATTCACACCAGGATTTTTTCTTGTCGCCGTAGTACTCACGAGCTAGACCCGCTGCTATCAGGCCTTGTCGTACGCTGACACCATCCACTAGGATGTCGCCCAGCACACGTCCGCCAAACTTGTCCCAGCCGTACAAGGTGACCTGAAACCGTTGCCCTGATGCTACCAGTTTCTTGGTCCAGGCACTGGCTTTTTCGCCTTGAGCTGCTTCTTTGTCACACTGAGCCCGATGGCCTTTTTCCGGAGTATCCACACCAAAAATACGCACTGCCAGTTGCGGCTTCAACGGGGCTGGAAGATAAGGAGCAGAGATCACTATAGTGTCGCCGTCGCTCACACGGATGATAGTGGTGTCGTAGGTCACACCCTCGGGTGTTTTTGACACAGCAGCGCCCATCATGGCGCCCCAGGTCAGTATTGCAATCAATATGTTTTTCATTTCATGTCCGGTTAGCTGGAAAGTTCGGCCCATCCAAAACTCCAGATGGCTGAAGGATTGTTACTGGTGGTCTGCACACACAGAGTCAGCGTGCTGGGTGTTCCATCCACATCACGATCCAGCTGCAAGCGTCGCTGAACTTCGGGATCTAGATTAATGGCATCTCGGCTGGCAAAGAGCTTGCTGTAGACTATGGTACCCCCGGTTATGGCATTGGCCGTGGTATCTGTTTGTACCACCGAGTTGGTTACATTGGCATAGCTGGCACCAGTCAGTGTGCCATTACGGATCAGCAGTATTTCACCGTAGACCACAGAAGTGGTGAGAAAATCCACCGCGGCGGGCTGGACCACAGCATCTGGATAGGCCGGATTGAGCCGTATAGTGGCCAAGGGTTCTATGGTGTCGTCTGGGCCTAGAGTGACTGCAGGAAGACCACTACGCACATACTGTATACCGGGTGTAGGAGCATATCCACCTTCGGATATCACGGTGCTGCAGATCTGCTTCATGATAGGTGTGCCCGAGGTTGTTCCGGTATTTTCAATTTCATAACGACAATTCAATGTGGCCGTGGTCATGTATACTGCTGTTTCTTGATTGGCATGATTGAACACATGGCAGATATAGAACACACCATTGATGACAAATCCCACGCGCACCGATCCCACACCCAACCACTCGATATCACACCAGAAAATTTGGGTTCGAGTGGGATCCATTGTGATTCCACTAGGGCCCGTGCCATCCATGGGATCTTGATTCCACTCGGCTTGCGCTATACGGTTATCCTGTGGTGAACCTGACACACTGCTGCGGATCACCAGATATAGATCCTCGCCATCGGCTTCAAAAAACACACCGTTTCCCGCAGTAAAGTAACCAACTCGCTGCCGTAGATTGGTCTGCAAGGCACTCATGGCAAATGTGTTTAAAATCAAGAGACTCTTGCCGGGCTGATACAGTTGCACCGTACGGCTCTGACGGTATATGTAATCACCACTGGTGCTGCCGATCACGAGATTGAACGAACTTTCATTGGCCACATAGTTCACTGCTGCAGTGCCCGCGGTTTTAGATGCGAACTGATCACCACTGACGTAGCGATTTTGAGTATCAAACAACGTGAATGGCTCGGATATCCGAGTTCGTCCAAACGCATCTACACCTGTGTTGCCATTTATGACTGTGTTGCCGTAGCCCGAGGATCCTGCGGATACCCGAATGATGGGCTGCCCAGCAGCATTGTAATCCATGGCCTGGTGCAGATCATTGAGTTGATAATTGGGCCACGGATGTTGATAGTCAGTGGGTCCTTGAATACTCATCTAGGATATCCTTGCACTGTTTTTCCTAATTTCATTGCTATTACTTATCTTTTATAGGGCCCATTTATCAGCAAGATAGCTTTCCACTGAGCTGATTTCTCCCGCAGTCAGAGTCCTGCTGTACATGATTATCTCCCCTATATCGCCGGCATAAGGAAGAGTGGTATCAGGCCTTGAGCCAACAAAAAGAGCTGTATTACTGCCAAGACTGATGTTGCTGACTGGTGCAATCTCGTTCAATGTGCTGGCGATTCCGTTCACATTCACAGCTAGCCTATTGCCCACAGATTGAGATCCGTCGAACACGATGGTATGATAGTTCCAGGCAGTATCGGCTGTATTTCCCGTGACATAACCATTGGCGATGTAGTAACTGAATTTCTGTGTGGTATCAGTGCTGATTCCAAACCCCAGCTCACTGTCACCGGTGGCATTGGTCTCAAT